TTGCTCCAGATGTTGCAGGATGCATTGCAAGAACAGACAGAGATACATTCCCATGGTATTCACCAGCTGGATCAAGAAGAGGTAGAATTTCAAGCGCAGTTGGTCTAACAAAGTATTTAACTGAAGCAGATAAATCGAATCTTTATGCTTCCAAAATCAATCCAGTCTTCAATGTTCCAGGTGAAGGAATTCTTCTCTTTGGAGATAAAACATTGTATGGCCAAACATCTACACTTTCTTCGATCAATGTTGCTAGACTCTTCATATATCTCAAGAAAGCAATTGCCCCAATTGCAAGAGGTGTTCTATTCGAACAGAATGATGAAATCACAAGAGCAGCTTTCGTAAATGCCGCAGATTCAGTTCTTAGAGAAGTAGTTGCTGGTAGAGGAATTTCAGAGTATAGAATCATCTGCGATGAAACAAACAATACTCCAGAAATCATCGAAGCCAAAGAATTTGTTGCTGATGTATTAGTGAAACCAATTCCTGCAATCAATTTCGTAAGACTAACATTCACTAATAAAGATTTAAGCTCAACCTTATAATTTAAAAGGATAAAAATAAATGGCAACAATAGACCAATTTAGATCAGGTTTTAAAGGAGTAAGGGCCAATAGATTCAGGGTTAGTGGAAGTTTCCCTGGCACTATTGGTGCTACAAATATCCCAGCACAAACATTTGAATTTTACTGCAAAGCAGCTTCTGTTCCAGGTTCTGCAATCGGTGTTATTCCTGTTGGTTACAAAGGAAGACCAGTTAAGTTTTCTGGAGAAAGAACTTATGCTGACTGGTTAATCCAAATTTATGATTCAACAGATACCGATCTAAGAACAAATTTTGAACGATGGATCGAAGCTATGGATGGCAGAAACAGCCATCAAGTTAATTACAATGTTGCTACTGGTGGTGGAAATTCCAATGCATGGACTGTTGAATATATGGAGCAAGCACCAGGCGCAACTCAATCTGGAAATTCATATCAAAAGAAAATCAAACTAGTAAATTGTTTTCCAGTTGATTTGTCCCCAATTGAACTAAGCTACGATTCACCAGATACCTTTGCAGAATTCACCGTCACATTAACTTACGATTATTGGGATTATCTCCCTTAAGTAGGTAAAAATGGCTTCAAGTATCGATAATTTTAGACAAGGTTTTGTCCCAATACATTCTAATAGATTTAAGGTAATTGGGAATATCCCAAATGTAAAAGATTTAAATAAAAATGATGGCCCATTTGAATTTTATGTTAAGGCAGCACAATTGCCAGGTTCATCAGTTGGAGTTGTTGGGATGAACTATAGAGGGAGAAAAATAAATGTCCCAGCAGAGAGAGCATACTCTGACTGGGCATTTACTTTTTATTCCTCTGATAAAAAAGATAAAGATTTTAGAATCTTATTCGAAAACTGGCTAGAGGCTATAAATTCTTGGAATAATTTAGTACAGAATTATAAATTAGTTAGTAATTGGTGGATTAAATATGCTGAAACTAATAATGCAGATTATAAAAGGCAAATTGGAATTTATAATTGTTTCCCAAACGATATTTCTACTGCCGAATTATCCAACGATGTTTCTGACGCATTTTTAGAATTTACCGTAAGTATGTCTTATGATTATTATTACATAAGGACTATTGAGTCAGTTGACGATAAACAATCAACTCAGTCTCCTTCTGATTTCAGAATATAACAGGTATAAAAGCAATAAATATAAATATGAAATTATTTGGTTTCCAATTAGGTAAAAAAGAAGAAGATAAGTTTACTCAAGATATTCCAGGAAATATTGAGGCGACTCAGCAATCGTTTGTTCCACCAGACACTTATGACGGTACTGTTACCGTAGAGTCTGGTGGATTTTTTTCCACAGTATATGACTTCGGTGGTTCTATAAGAGATGAAAATACACAATTATCTCAATATAGATCAATGGCATTGTATCCAGAAGTGGATATGGCAATTGAGGATATTATAAATGAATCGATTGTCTTTGACGATAACAATATGGCTATCCATCTAGACTTATCAAATGTTGATAATTTATCATTACCGATAAAAGATAAAATTCATAAAGAATTTAAAAGCATCCTAAAATTACTAAAATTTAATCATCACGGATATGATATCTTTAGAAAGTGGTATATTGATGCTAGACTTTATTTTCATTTAATAATTGACGACAATAGACCAGAAAAAGGTCTTCAGGAAATTCGTTTAATTGATCCAATGAAGATCAAAAAGGTTAGAAAAGTTAATAAAGAAAATAAAGTCCTCAATGGTGTTCAAACACCAATGATTAAAAATATTGAAGAATATTTTATATACACAGATCTTGATCCAGATGCAATTATTCAAACTAATAGTGCAGGATTAAAAATTTCAGTAGATTCAATTACTTATGTTCATTCTGGACTAATTGACTCAAACACAAAGAGAGTGATTGGATATCTACACAAGGCTATTCGTCCATTAAATATGCTTCGGCAGATAGAAGATGCCGTTGTTATTTACAGAATGACAAGAGCACCAGAAAGAAGAATTTTCTATATCGATATTGGTAATCTTCCAAAACAAAAGGCAGAGCAGTACATGAGAGAACTCATGAACCGATATAGGAATAGATTGGTCTATGATCAACGAACTGGTGAAATTAAGGATGACAGAGCACATCTAACCATGCTTGAGGATTATTGGATTCCAAGAAGAGATGGTGGCAAGGGAACTGAAATTTCTACACTTGATGGTGGACAAAACCTCGGTCAAATGGAAGATGTTGATTATTTACAAAGAAAACTCTATAGAGCATTAAATGTACCAATATCAAGACTTGAATCTAATTCTGGTTTTAATATGGGTAGAACAACAGAAATTAGCAGAGATGAAGTTAAATTTTTCAAGTTTATTGAGCGTCTCAGAGCAAAATTCTCAATGCTTTTCTTAGACCTCTTGAAGAAGCAACTTTTACTCAAAGGCATCATAACAATTAATGATTGGGAAAAAATATACCAAGACATTACCTTTATTTACAATAAAGATTCATATTTCAATGAATTGAAAGAGAATGAATTATTAAGAGAAAAAGTAGACATGTTAAATGTTCTTTCTTCATATGAAGGAAAATACTTCTCAACAGAATATATTCGTAAACACATTCTAAAACAATCAGATGATTTAATGGAAGAAATTGATGAGCAAATAGCCAAAGAGCAACAAAAAGCCCTTGAAGCTCAAATGCAACAACAACAAGCACAGTCTCTAATGGCTCCACAGGAACAACAAGGAACAGCTGAACAGCAGCAGGCAACTAAATGAAAATTTATTATCATGAGAAGGAAAAAATATTAAAATTGTTAAAAAATCCTTTAAGAGAAAAAAGACCAGTTAATTTTTTCCTTAGGAATAGAGATAGCGTAGAAGTAAATTCAGAACAATTAAATGCCATAAACACAGCAACGAATGGTGATTTTAAGAAAATTAAGTCTTTATTTAGTAATAAGGACACACTTTATGGCTTTTTTAAAACATATTTTGAAAATATTAAAAAACTAAATAATAAAAGAAATAGGAGAAAATAATGAGCGATTTTTCAGAAATCATACCACTTATAGTTAATCAAAAGTACTCCCAAGCAAAGGAGCTTTTAGAAAAGAGATTATATTCTAAACTAGGAAGAGTATTAGAAGAGTCATTGGTTGAATACGCACCAACAGTTTTTATGAATGGTGTTGAGAAAGAAGAATATCTTTCTGCATTAGAAGAAGCTAAGAAAGCTAAGAAAGAGAATAAAAAGAAGAAACCAGACGAAGATGGAGACGGTGTTCCAGACTGGGCTGATAAAAAGCCTGGAAAAGACGATAAAGAAGATTCAGTAGATGGTGAAGAAGAAGAAATGAAGGAAGATGTAGATATTTTCCTTGCACAATTAACAGCTATCGTTGAAGAAATCGAAAAAGAACTTGGCGAAGAACTAACAGAAGAAGAAATCGCAGAAGTTGCTGATGAATTATTGAGTGAAGAAATTGATCCAGACGAAGACGAAGATGACTTCGATGATGAAGATGAAGAAGAAGAAATTTGCGAAAGCTGCGGAGAATAATTCATGAAGCTCATTACCGAAACAATAGAAAATGTTAAGGCTCTAGTTGAGTCATCTGATACTGGAAGCAAGAACTATTTTATTGAAGGTATAATGATGCAGGCTGAAACCGTAAACCGAAATGGTAGACGGTATGCAATTAATATTCTTGAGAATGAATGTAAGCGTTATATGAAAGAGTATGTTGTGAAGAAGAGAGCATTGGGTGAGTTAAATCACCCCTCAGGTCCTTCTGTAAATCTTGATCGTGTTTCACACATGATCGTTGAACTAAACCAAGATGGAAATGATTTTATTGGAAAGGCAAAAATTCTAGACACACCAATGGGCAAAATTGTCAAATCATTGATTGACGAGGGTGCTTTATTGGGTGTTTCTTCAAGAGGAATGGGTAGCCTAAAGAAAGTCAATGAAATCAATGAAGTTCAATCAGACTTTACTCTTTCAGCTATTGATATAGTTGCAGATCCTTCAGCACCACATGCCTTTGTAAATGGTATTCTTGAAGGAAAAGAATGGGTATGGGATAACGGATTACTCAAAGAGCAAGAAATAGCAAGAATGAATAAGGAATTAAGAAAAGTTTCTGCTAAAGATTTTGAAGCAAAGACTCTTCAAATATTTGAAAGATTCATAAAAGGAATTTAAATTGGATCCTAAAATAAAATTATTAGAAGAATCAATAAGAAGAAATATTAGAAATAATATTTCTAATTATCTTATTGAATTGAAAGTTCCAAAATCTAGCCAATTGAGTACAATTGGTGGAGCATTAAAGGGATTTTCTAGTGGAATTAAAGCTTATTATAGACCAGAAGCTATAGGAAAAAGAGTCTTATCTGGAACTTCAGGTGGAATACCTGGTGCTGCCAAAATGCTAGGCAAGGGATTGATTGGTTCTAAATATGGAACAACTCATGGGGCTGGTTTCCTAGGAACAGCTCTGAAAGCTGGATCACTTGCTGTTGGTGGTGCATTCACGGCTGGTTTAATTGGAGCAGTCTCTGGAGCAGCAAGAGTTTCAAGAATGAAAAAGTGGTTAGCCAGTAGAGCTAAGACTTCAATGCAAGATAATGCAGCATCAAAAGAAATACGAGCTGGCCAATCAGAAGCAAGTAAAAGAAGTGCGGCAAGAGTCGCTGATCTAAGAAGACAAGATGCTGAGTTTGATCGAAGACAAATAGAGTTGAGAAATAGAGGAATTGTTCAACAAAAGGGTGATAGTGATCCATATAAACTTGAAGGTGATCCAGGAACACCATCTGGTCCCCCAATAAAACCCACACAATTAGATCCAAGTGTAATTGCAAGAAAAAATGCAGAAAGATCTGCTCTCAAATTTAAATCTTATTCAATTCCCTATTCTGAGCCTAAACCTCAACTTCTACTACGCGGACAAAGAGTAATGAGTGGTGGTGAAACATTCACTATTGGTGATAAAGCACTTGGGGTAATGGGGACGAGAAGAAGAAGACCAGACGCGGGTACACGATTATCCCCTATGGTAACACCAGAAGTGTATAGAACAATGACTAGGTCTTCTATACCTACAGGTGCAGCACCCTCAGTATCATCAGCATCATCATTATTAGGAAGATTGATGAGCAGATTCAAAAAGTAAAATCGTTACATATAGTAATTTCTAATTTTTTAATAGTATAAATAATTTCAACGGAGAAAAAATATGCCAGGAACACAAGATGTACATGACGCAAGTGGAAAGGGAACGCACTCAGCAAATGGTGTTACCCCTATGTTTGCCAAGCCTGTCGCTAAAGATGGTGATGCTGCTAAAAATATGGCATCACTAAAGCCAATGGCTGGTTTATGGGACTCAGGAACAAAAATGGAGCCAAATATGGAAGAACAAGAGATGGAGGAAAATGTTTCTTTAGATATCTCTGATTTTATCGAAGTTCTTTTCGAAGGACAAGATCTTTCAGATGAATTTAAAGAAAGAGCTGCTGTTATCTTTGAGTCAGCACTCAATCAAAAAGTTGCTCTAATTGAACAAGCAATTCTTGAGGCTTCAGAAGAAGTGATTCAAGAACAAGTCAATGAGATCACAGCAACTTTAACTGAGTCACTTGATGAATATCTTAACTACACAATCAATGAATGGATGGAAGAGAATAGACTTCAAGTTGAACAAGGATTCAGAACTGAAAT